CTCCCACGCTTCATTTACATTCGGAGTAGAAGGATCGTCCGCCTTTAGAGTGCCGTCAGTATTACGCGCTCGTACCCGCTCTTTTTTCAAGGGGTTTCCATCAGGGTCCAACCCACGAGCGGCAAGCTCTTCTGCGCTTGGAGGCTTAAATCTACTCATGTGTCACCTTTACGCTGCTGCGATTGTTCCGCCAGTATCTGAACGCTTCCAGTTTGTACCGTCGGAAAATGCCAAAATTGCAGAACCTGCTGCGCCGTTAGACACAAATACAACTGTCCCCGCTCCTGCGTCAGAAGCAGAAGGTGCGTTTGCCACAGTGTATGTTGGAACTTTGATGTCCCCGATAAAACCGTTTGTTGAGTTTACGGGTCCTGAAAAATTCGTAGTAGCCATGTTTTTCTCCTCTCGTGTCCGAGGTCAACTCCCATGGCTTGCAAGGCCATGAAATCTATACCGAGCATTATTGCTCCAGATGTAGAATATCACACCAGACAAAAAAAGAAAGGGGCTACCGAAGTAGCCCCCAGTTTGGGAGGAGGTATATGAAAGTACCCTCCCAGACTATAGCACGTTTTACGCTCCGGGGGAACCGAAGACTGCGCGTGGATCGCTGAAGCCGAAGCTATAGCGTTCACGAGCCTTAAAGCGCATGTTGCCAGTGTCGAAGTCTGCTTCCATGTTAGTGGACAAAGCAGAACGCTCGAAGTGGACAAAACCACGAGGTGCGTCGGTCATGACGAAGAACGCATCTGGATCAGTCAGGAAGTCGTTAACGGCATAACCGTTTGGCAACATACCCATTGACCGGATGGCGTTAGTGTCGTTGTCCGCTGTGCCAACACGCAAGTTTGAAACCATCAAACGCTCTGCAACGAATTGCAGTTGACGTGGAATGACCAACTTGGTGCCGCGCAGGGCGACCTTCAACCCACGCTCGTCAACGAAACCAGCAATGCTGATCAACGCGTCTTCCAAAGAAGTCTCGTTCAAGTCAGCCGCAGTTGTCGGTTCGTTGGCAAACGTACCACCGTTGGTTAGCGGGTGGTCTGTCGCACAAAGTGCAACGCCGTCACCACCAGCAGTTGCACCAGCAGTGAACGCAGTGTTCAACACAGATGCAGCTTTAACCTGCTTGGTGTGAGCCATAGAACGCGCAAGCGCCTTCGTATAGCGTGAGCCAAGACGGTCGTACAGGTTGTCTTCAATCGCTTCTTCCGTTATAGAGAACGCAAGCGCGATTGTTTCGTGGTTGTAACGAGCAGTGTATGCTTCGTTAGCTTCGTCAAAATTGACGGCAGAACCTTCCGATTTGGTTGGTGCTGCGCCGAACCCACTCAACATCACTTCCTCTTCAAACGCTCGGTCTGAAGATTCCGTTGTGTAGATTTCCGCGTGTTGGTTTTCGTACCGAGAGTACTCCATACCAAACAGCGCGTTGAGGCCCGGTTCTAGCTCTTTCGCTAGTTGTGCGCGAGAAATAGCCATTCTTTAGACCTCCTTAAACGCCAGTAGTCGACGGAGTACCAGCAACAATCGCGCCATTGGCGGAGTTGAAGCTGTTATTCAATCGAACAATTACAGGGATACCAGCCGCTGTGAAGTCACTGTTCTCAGGGTCATCTTGGATGCCCATGATGCGCAGTTGCAATGCAGCAGTGGTGGCGATTGTGCTAACACCCAACTTAGCAGATGAAATACCAGAGGCTGTAGTGCCTGAAGTACCAGCCGCAAAGTTTGCGTTTGCGAACACATGACCCTGCGCAGTTGCTTCGCTAGTCAGTGAAGCGTCTGAGCAGATAACAAATGTCTGCATTGGGTTGTCATACACGAAGGCTTTGACGGGATGATTAGAATCCGCGCCTGACCCGGGCCAGTAGTTTGAGAAAACTTTCTCACCAGTGGTCGACGATACATATTCGCATCCCCAGAACACACCAAGTAAACCTACCGTTCCACCAGCAGCCGCGCCAACAATATCAATAAAGCCTGTTGACAGCGGTATTACGGGTGAACCTTGGTAAATCGCGTTAGTGTTTCCAGAGGCGATACGATACTCGGTCGCACCAGTGGTGTTTGCAGCCTGACCGACTACACCAATCGGACGAAGTCCGAAGGCACCGTTAGTGTTTGCCATTGTAGCAATCCTCTTTCAATTAGTCGGAGTCTCTACGAGAGCCCCCGAACGATACACGACTTTGCCGACTATTAGTTATCGGCATTGAAGGATGTTGCTCCTTCATAAGGTCCTGATCTACGGCAGTCATCTGTTCGCGGGTTCTGCCCCCGTAATATTCAGTTCTTTCGTGAGCCGTTTCAACAGGGAGTCGACACAGCATCAATCCGCCTTGACCTATAACGCCCTCATATCGACCATCGTCAATAGTCGGAGCCTCATAGTCTGGATATTCATCTTTCCGGACAGGTTCCCATCCTTCACGCAGCTTGGCATTGACATTCATTTTGTCCTCTTCGCCTCGCATTGCAACTCGTATCCAACGATGCACATACCCATCTGGTGGCGTAGGTGCTTCAAGGTGACTGGGCGGTGCCCATGGTTTTCTGCGCGAGTCTGTGTCCCGCGTTGTAGTCTTGCGTGGTGATCTGTTAGCCATATTCTCAATCCTTTACAAACTTTGCGTATTCCTCAAGCGGTACGCCTAGCTTCTTTGCAATCGCAACTTGAGAATGCGTTAGCTTCACCGACCTGCGCCCCTGTTTAGTGCTGCGAGATGCAGAGGAGTTCCCCGAGGCGACAGGTGCTCCACTTCCCGACTTCTTAACCGTCTGAAACTTGTTCGGAAACTCCGAACGTAAGCGACGGTCAATTTCAGTATAGTACTCATCGCCGTTCGGGTCAAACCCCTCATCTTCGACAAGTGTTGCATGGATGGCATATGTGGCAGATGTAAGTAATCTATCCGTGCCAAACCACTCGTTCTTCTCTGCCCACGCCACAGCTTTTGGATCCGGTTGCGGAGCCTGCTGTTGTGGTTGTGGGGCAGGTTGTGCTTGCGCAACAGGCTGTCCCGGTTGCAATGGAGGTTGCTGTGGCTGTTTGGCCTCACGTTCAACCCGCGCTTTCGCCTGCCGATGACGCTCCATCTCGTTGTTCAAACGAGACAGCTTTTCTTGCGCCTCCAGCATCTTATCGCTATCACCTCGATCCGCTGCATCCTTGTACTGGATCTTTGCAGAGTTCATCTCGATGTTTAAACGGTTGCCATATTCCTGCACATAGCCTCGGTCGAGAAGCCGAAGACGATCCTTCATCTTCTTGTTCTCTTCCATTAACTGTGAAGATAACCGCAAGGCTTCCTGCTTATCGCGCTCTTCTTTGCGATACTTGTCCGTCAGCTTTTTAATTCGCTTTTGAACACCCTTGCTGTAGTCGTCTAACTCTTCGCTCTCCTCCGCGGCCTCAACCTGCTGCGGTTCAGGTTCTTCCTGAACGGAGACCTCTGGTTCAGGAGACGCCTCTTTTGCAGGATCCTCCGACGCAATGTCTTCAATCTCTACTTCAATCTCTTCGGTTTCAACTTCTTCAGACGTGTTTGACATCATCAGGCTCCATTAGGGTTGCAATTACTTCGTCGTCGTTAATAATCCGGACCTCTCCGCCCTCGATCTTAAATCGAGAACCTGAGTAGCGACCGATGCAAACCCACTGTCCTTCTTTGCACCACGGCTCACCAAACTTGTCTTTGTCGCCATAAGCCAACGGCCCTAGCTTTAAGACATATGCAACAACCGTAGCCACCGATTCTCTTTCCCGAACTTCGTCAGGTAAGTGAATGCCGCCTTTTGTTTTGAGTTTCCCCTGATAAGGCATTACCAGCATACGCCATCCTGTAGGCTGCGGTAATCTTTCAAGAAGGGGCTTTTCGAGGAGCGAGGGATCTAACACCCGCTCGTCAGCGTTAATGTACGCGCTTTCTAAAGAAGGACCGTCTGACGTATCAGAGCTTCTTTCCTTATTTATTTTCTGCGCGACGTGATCAGGAAGATATAAGGTCTTCGACATCGTCAGCGTTTCTCTCCAGCAGGGACTTCATTTCTTCTTTAGCAAAAGAGAGTCCCCGTATCTCTCCCACCATCATTTTATAGGTCTCCCAGTCTTTAGCAGACCCGTTGGCTAAAGAGCGAGCAATGTCTTCTTCACGCTCTCTCAACAACCTATACACATATTTTGCGAAGTCGACAACATCCATTATAGGATATCCTTGTATTCCTCTTGTAGGTCAGATGTGATTGGACCACCCTCCACCCACTCGTTGCATGTGTTTTCACTACTACACACAAACTTGAGTAGTTGGCAATAGCCCGTGTCCCCAGACTCGTCTCCAATGCAATCTTGCATATCCTCGGTCTGATTGTACATTCCGCACGTTCCGCAGCTTTCATCATTGCGAAATGCCGAGCTAGTGTTGGGCTCACGATACCCGTATTCCTCAACCGCTATCTCACGGTTAGCGGCGTTTAGCTCGTCATCTTGCGTTGGGAGAGGACAACTCTTACCGTCGTCATCACTCTCCATTTTATCTACGGGCATCCCATCAGGAAGCACACTGATCATAATCGTAGTCATTAGTAACACTTCCCACGTTTGGAGTTGTCACGGACATCCCCCTGACGAACCTCTCCGCCCATAGCAAACTTTTTAGTCATGTTCTCTGACGTACCCTTAGACCCCGTCACAGGTTTCATGCCATCCCGTACAGGAGTTCCGACAGGGAGCTCAGAGGTGCCCAACGCCTTTGAAATCTTTCTTTTGTAAGGCATTTGTAAGGTTTTATCACCACCCATTTTGCCGGGAGTGGATGGATCCGACGCTATCGTAGGTGTGCTAGGCAGCTTCTTCTTAGCTTTCCTGCCGTACTTTGCCGTGTTATTGCGGCCCTTCTGCGTATTATAACGAGAAGTTGGGTTTTTCTTATCGTCGCTCGCAGCTTCGGACACTGCGTCTTCGATGGCCTTCTCAGTAGCTTTAGAAATCATAACTATTATCCTTTTTGAAAGTGGGGCATGTCTACAAACGGTGTGCGGTTCTGCGACACCCGTAACTTAACGTAATCATTGTACGCCTCTAACATCGTACCATCCCAGTCTAGGATGTTGTCGATATGCCAAGCCCCTCCCCATTTAAGCTGCTTGATGCCCATGTCCTTGGCGGTCTTTACAATCGCGTCACCTACATCGTCGTAAAACTTCAACTCCCAGCAAACTCTAGGCCCCAGAAAAACCATAAAATCAAAAGCCATTCCATCCAGATGTTTACTTTTCATGGTTTTCGACGCGCCCGAATCCACAAGCGCCCGTTGCTCTTCTATGGTCCTTAACCCTCCAAGATTAGGGATGCCAAAATCATACGGCGTATTGTGTATGGCAGTACGAACCAATGTATATAGCTCGTCATCAATTCCTTCGATACGGTCCAGACTACGCTGGCTTAACTTAAACTCGCTCATGTTACTTCCTCTTAAAAAAGGCTTGCGCCCCGCGGACACCGAAACTGGCTGAAATTGCAATTCCAAGGCTGTAAAAATACCAGTCCGGGGCCTTGTTAAGCTGCTGAAAGCCGCGGTCAACCCAGCCTTCCGCGCCCGGAATCCAACACAAAATCAATGGGATAGACAGGATTACTACGAACCATTCGTCTTTCCAGCTTGATTTTGCGCCCTCTGCCATGATGCGCTCCCAGTCAGCAACGCTTGTCTTTTCAGACAATAATATCTGGGCTTTCGCCTTCGCCTCAGTTAGCTTTAGCTCCGCAGCAGCAGCGTTCTTATCGGCTTTGCCTTGTAACCAAGAGCCTGCAAGGTTTGCTATCGGCCCTAATGCAGCGGTAAAGATACTCATTTCTCAGACCCCAGCCACGCGGCAAAAGCTCCCGTCATGGCCCCAGAGCAGACGCTAATCATTGCGGATTGTTGCGTTGACAAGTCATCAAGGCTCATCCCCCACTCCAAAACGCGGATATACATTATGGTCATCACCAGCATCATAAGACGCGGCATGATCTTCCAAGCCAGTATCTTTTCCATCACGTTTTCCCTTCTCCAGCCACGCTTTTGCTATGCCGTGGTGATGCGTTATTATAACAACTTTTCCACGGTTGTCATACACAACATATTGAGCCTGTTTTACCTGTACAAGTTTCACCCATTTGCCAACTTATCCACACCCCAAATCATTGCCGCAGTTCCCGCTAAAAAAACTGTAATTCCTAACGTCAACGAAATCCCCCAAAACAACCTGTCCCTAGCAGCAGCTTTCGCCTCTAATGCGTCTTTCTGGCGCTTTCGTGCCTCGGCCTGCTCACGCACAACCAAGTCCCACATGCCCGGTGGACCGTACAACATGCAAGTGCTGCGAAGGGTGTCCATAGCTTCTTTGTGAGCCATTTTAGCTTGTGCTATAGCAAACCCTTCTTCCTCTGAAGAAGTTAAACGACCCAGCGGCCCCTTGTGTTTACCTTTTTCTGCGAGGTTGATGTCCGCTTCTAGTTTGGCTAGTTTGCCAAAATGCGGCATAAGGCTGTTCATGTCTTTTCCAGCTTGAACAGCCGAACTAATGCCACCCGCTATTTTAGTGACTGCACCCGCTAACGCTAGTACCTCTATCATTGGCAGTCCCTACCTTATTCACTAGAACGAGCCAGCAAATCTCTGTGGCCTAGCTATCGGACTAAATCGTCGATTAACCATTCCACCAGAAGCGTACTTGCTTTGTCCTGCCTTGCTCAACGCAATAGCTACAGCCTGTTTTTGAGGCTTGCCTGCGTCCATTTCCGTCTCAATGTTCTTACTGATAACTTCCTGAGACTTTCCCTTTTTTAGCGGCATTATCCCCTCCGTTGCATAGCCATCTGCTGGATCTCAGCGTTAACCGCAATACGCTCACGGTTAACTTCATTACGATCTCCAGCGATTTCTTCCTGCAAGTTCATTCGAGCGTTGTCTAATCGATCACGCTGCTCGACTTTGTTCGTCTCCAACTCCAGCTTGGCAGCGTCGTTTACCGCCTCTTGCTCTTGTTTCTGACGACGGAGCTCTAACTCCTGCATACGGATAGCTACCAACGGATCTGGCTCGTTCGGGTTCTCGGGCATTAGCCTTGCCAATACATCCGCCATGATCTTCTGCTGGTACAGAACGACCAAGTTTTCTACTTCCTGCTGGTTCTGCATGTCCACCTGTAACTGCTGCTCGTACTGAGCAACAGAATCCGAGCTTACCGCACCTACTTCTGCCATCATCTTCGCTCCGCTCAACGCCTGCTTGACCTCGTCCATAGCCTGCTTCTTCGCAAGCATACTGACGTGCTCCTGCAAGTGAGACATAAACGATCCCATAATCTGCGGAGAAGTCGCCACAATCGGAGTCTTCATAAACATGATATGGATGTCGATATGCGCCTCGTGGTTCTGCTCTGGGAACGCCCGTAAAATGTCCCCCATAAGCGCCTTGGCATTCTCCATAGCGGGGTCCATAGGTTGAGGCTCTTGGGGTGGGGGTAAGATTTCCTCAATGTTCTGGACCTCAAGCGCCTGATACATCCGTCGATACGCAGCGTGGAGGTTGTGCATCTGTGGATTTGACTGAGCCAGTTGGAGCTGTGTCTGGGCCAGCGTAACGCGTTGCGCCATGGAGAATATGTTCGGGTCACTAACAGGTAGTACGTCAACCCTGTCGTCAAAGTCCTCTTGCTTAACCGCAGCAGGAGCACCCGCAACCTCATATGGATATTCCGGTGAAGTGTTCTCCTTAAAGATACGAGCCAATAAACGGAACTCGTTCTTCTGTGCATAATGCAACCGCTTGTGTATCGCGGACATTACCTTCATGCCACGCTCCAGCATGGCTACCGTAGTGCCCACCGGAGTTTCCTGATTCATATTGTTGACTTGCTGATCGGCAATAGAAACAAACCGACGACCGTCTTGAATCAACGATCCCAGCAACTGGGCCAGCGTTCCTGACGGCTCCTTGTATGGAAGCGGTATCAATGAGTCCCTGATGTTCCCACCGGGAGCGTCAATGTCCCTCCACTCTCCGGGCTGCAACGGCTCATCGTCGTTACGCACTCGAACTCCACGGGCTTTAAATCCAGCAGGTAAGTTCGCCAACGTCCCCGCATCAATCAACTGACGCAGAATACTCGTAGCCGCACGTCCTAAACCACCGATCATATGCACCAGACCAAAGCCGTAGAAACCTAATCCCGGCAAGAATTTGTAATGCACAAAGTACTGGCGTTTCTTTTTAATCGGATCAATCTCGTCATAGTTACGACGAATAGCCAAAACCTGTCCGCTGTCTTTGTCGATGGTAACAATGTACGGCAACTTGATACCCGTAGGCTCGCCCATCTGATCCGTATCCTCGAACCCATCGATGTCGAGATCACAGTGCATTTCCAGAATAGTCCTGATATCGTCTGTGTAGCTTCGTGAGATGCCTTGTAGCTTGTTGACCTTCTCTTCTACCTCGTCCTCTTCCGCGTCTCCAGCGCCCCCTAAATCGATGTCCTTGTACACTCCGGAAAATTGCATCTTCCGAACGTCGTTGTCGGTCATCTTTAAGACATGCGTAACGCGTGGGGCCGTAGCCAAATCCGTAGCTGAATACGAAACAACCACGTCCTGTGCAGGTACGAACTCCGCTACCGCTCGAGCTTTTAATGGATCAAAGTAAACTTTCTTAAACGTGGATCCAGACAGGGGAAGATAAAACAGCATTTGATCCATCCCGGGATCGTACTCTTCCATCACTTCCATAATCTGGTAATTCATAAAATGTTTGACGCGCTGGGCCTGATCCTCACGCTGCTGGTCAGACACACCAACAATCTGTGTACGAACCGGACCACCCGCAGGCAGCAATTCCTTGTATGCCTGTGCCTGAAACTGCGTAACGCTCTCGCTAATTAACGGGTGCGTGACCCCACTAGCGCCTTCAAACGGCTCAGAACGCTCCGTGTTTTGGACACCAAGTAAGTCCAGACCCTTACTATAAGTCTCTTCCCAGTCCCTACGAGACTCATAGTCTTCCTCATACAGGCCGACCAAATCGCTGCTAATTTCGCCCAAAGTGCCATCATCTAAAAACTCCGCAAGGTTTGCCGTGTGGTCAACTATCTCAACCTCCACGCCCTCTTCATCCATCTCACCCATTGCTTGGACAATCGCTCCACCCTGTCCATCGTCAATGACTTCCGCTCCACCGCTGAAATCTTCGGCCTCCATAACGTCTACCTCAACGTCGGGAAGACCTTCGGTCGCTTCAGGATCAACCCCTGAATCTACTAAACTGCCCATAGGGCGAGGTGGCATAGCCATCAGTAATACTCCCGTCTACGAGGAACGTACAAATCGTCCTCTTCCTCTTCGCCCCGTAAAGAAACGAAGCCACCCTGACGAAACCTCATCAAGGCTAGTGTCATGCTATCACAAAAGTCATCGTGATCTCCATTAGGAAATGAAACCACTTCCTCGATGACCTCATCAGCAAACTTCTCGTGCATCGGTGCCCACACAATCCCAGCTTCAAACAAAGGCGCAACCATGTGCATTCTAGTTACTTTATCATTTCCTTTGCCCGGTGAGAAGCCCAAGGCTGGAATACCACGAAGCCGCAACTCGTCAATGAGCGGTGTACCCGTCGCTTTCGCTTCGACCAACACCATGTCTGGCTCCCAGTATTCGTGCTCCTCATACGCAATCTCCTTGAGTTCAGGAAAGTTCCAACGCCCTCTTCGAGCGTCCATAAGTATGATGTTATCCGGACCACCGTCGTCGGGCGTAAACACCCCCCACGTCGTTATCGCAGAATAATCCGCTGTTTCTTTCTTCGAAAACGCAGTGTCATACGCTTGAACAACGTATTGAATCGCCGGGATCTGTTCTTTCTCCCAGTCTTTCCACCACTCTCGTTTGACTATCGCACTCTCAGAAGCAGTAGGCTGTTGCTGCCACTGCGCATTCCACTTGCCCACAGGAAGCGAGGCTTTGATCGAAAGAAGCGCCTCTTTCTCCCAAAACTCAGGCCATAACGGCTTGTCGCTCGGCATGATTGCAGGAAACTCAACAACCTCCCACTTGTCCGACATAATGTCGCCGCCCTGCGCTTGTACCAAACGGCCCGTCAAATCCTTCTTACCCCAACGGGTCATAACCAAAATGATCGCACCACCCGGCTGCAAACGCTGTCGAGGACCAGATGTGTACCACTCATATGCGTTGTCAAACGCACTGTCGCTCATCGCATCCTGCTCCGAGTGAGGGTCGTCAATTATAAATAAATCCGCACCGCGACCCGTAACCGCTGCTCCAACACCCGCAGCAAAGTATTCACCGCCCTTGTCCGTCTGCCATTTACCTGCACCCTTGTTATCCTCCTTCAAATTCGTATCCGGAAAGATTTCTTTGTAAGCAGGGTCGTCAATCAAATCTCGAACCTTACGTCCAAAACGAACCGCAAGCTCCGTGTTGTGAGTAGCCTGAATAATCTTGAGCTTCGGATTGCGACCCAGAAACCAAGCAGGCATTAAGAAACTGGCAAACTCTGACTTCGAGTGCCGAGGCGGCATGTTGATAATTAACCGCTTTAATTCTCCACGAGCCACACGTTCTAACTGTTTAGAAATAACCCTGTGATGACGACCTTCAATAAAGTTCTCATACACATGATGCGCAAACGGCATAAACTGGTCTTGCGCTTTGGCTCGCAAATCCAACTTCTTCTTAGCTTCCGTCAGCGACAGAATCTCTTTTAGGGCTTCTTCTGGTAAGGCTTGTAAATTCATGCCGTATTACGTTGGTACTCGTTGCCGTACATAAACGGGTACATCTCCTGCTGCTGCTGGGCAGCGAGAGTAGTCATAATCCCGCCCTGCGGATCCTTAATAGCTGGACCCGCTGCGCCCTGCTGTTGCTGCCGCGGCTGTTGACCAAACCCCGCCGGGATAGGCGTAGGCTTAGTAATAGGCTGCTGCGGAGCAGGTCTCGTTTGTTCCAACGCTGAAGGCAATGGAACTTGAGGCAGTTTCGGTGTCGGCCTAAAACCCGCTCCCGCTCCCGCTTCCGGAGTAACGCCAACGGCTTCCGCCGAAATAGGCGACGGACGATCATCGTCTCCCCCACCCGCTTGAGGCATTTCTGCGGGTTGAATAAACTGAGAACCCAGTCCTTCATAGCCCTCCATACGTTGACCCATATAGCCAAGGGCTTTCCCCGAGGCGTCTAACCCAAGAGACCCAACCAACTGATCTTTCTCGTCATACACCGGAACATACTGAGCAGCGTCTTTTGCCTTGAACAAATCTGTTCCGAAAATCCCACGCTCTTCGTAATCCCCCTGCTGCATAAGCTGACTGGCGATCTCACGATCCTCATACGCCTCGTTGTACTTCGCTGCGGTGTAAAGCAATCCAGCGCCCGGTATAACCGCGCCCAATAATCCACCAATCACCATGTCCTTGGTGTTAAACGGATCGTACTTCGCCCCAGACATTTCCGTAAGCATACTTTGATCTAACGAAGGAATACCGCCAACATAACCATACTGACGAGACGCCTGCTGCGCTTCCGCTGGGGTAAAGTTCTGCTGAGACAGCTTTGCTAATTCGCTTGCTCGATCATCGCCTATAATCGCACGGGCTCGCTCCTGACTGCTGCCACCAGACTCCGTACCAAAACCACCCTGATAGGTAGACGCTCCCGAACCTGCGCTGCCCATATTAAGTGATGCGCCAGCTTGTATCTGGTTTGCATTCGAAATCTGAGGATTGGATGCCATAATCTCCGCGACCGAAGTATTATTTTTTTCCGCAATCTCACTGAGCGTGTCGCCCGATTGAATCGTATAAGCCATTTAAGCTACTCCTACAGGCGGCGTTCTGCCTAAAAACGCCCCTATTCCTTCTTGCGTTACTTCGTTTATAGCAGGTTGTGGCTGCTGAATAAAGCTCGGAGGCACCATCGTCGCTCCGTAGCCCACGGGAACCTCAGTAAACTGATTAAACTGAGGGCTGTAATACGGTGTCGGATCCGTTGGAACCTGCTCTGGAATGTACGACACAGGCTCAGTAATAAATCCAGCCTCGTCCAACGTAACCTGCGTAGGCTGTGGACCTAAACGCGCCTGCTGCGGATTAAAGGCAGGGGTCTCGGGCATCTGCATCGCATACGCGTCAAATGGACCAACAGGCTGTGTAGGCTGCGTTGTGTACGTTCCCACCGGACGACCAAACGGATCAAAGGTCAGGATCGGATTTCCAAACTCGTCTAACTCTACGGCCTGACCACCAACGTAAGTGCCGCCGTCGCCGTCTCCACCAACTCCTCCCACCGCCGTGGCTGGTGTAGTCGTGGTTGTCGGATCCGGGCGAGTAATCGGAGCAAACGGACCATCCGTCGTCGGAGCTACCTGATCTTCGTCGCCCTCGTCTTCCGGTGCCCCCGCCGTGGCTGAAGCAAAGTCAAACGTAGTTCCTGTCGTCGTCGCCGTCTTAATCCGCTGTAACTCGCTCTCACGGAAACGCGTGTCTTGTACCGAGTCCACAAAATTCTGCGCGTTGTCCGCAGTAAACCCGTAGTTTTCTACCAGATCATTAAGCAACGCATCCTCTGTGACGTTGTTGTCTAGCTGGTTATTGATGTAATCAAACGAAGTCTGCGCAAACTCGGCTCTTCCTTCCATGATACCCAGTGCATCAGACAGTGTATCCACCTCGTTTTGCACATTTACCACGTTCGTAACCATGGATTGGGCCTTATCGTACCCAAATCCGTTATCAATCATCTCCTGAATGATATCCGTAGTCTGAGAACCACTCTCTAATTGCTCGTTAATAAACCCATACGCACCCTGCGCGAAGCTGTTATTAGCCTCCAAAAGGTCCGTATTTGACCGGATATCCGTGGCATCCGTAATCAATGCGTCCGCATCTAGCTCCGAAAATCCGTTATCAAGCAAATCCTGACGAATATCGTCCGTAGATACCTCGCCATCTAGCTGTTGGTTGACAAAATCAAAGGCTCGCTGCGCAAATGTCCGCTGATCTTGCGCCGTTCCTAAGTCCGTCTCCAAACCAGCAAGCGTAGTTCGCGTTCCGTCGACACTCGTAACCAAAGTCGACGCCGTATCTTCCGCAAACCCCTTCTCAACCAAGGAACTGGAAATTTCTTCCGCCGTTTTGCCCTGATCAAACATGGAATTGACGTAACTATACGCACGTTGAGCGAAACTCGCCTCCGTGCCAAGCGTATCAAGCTGCATCCCAAGGTCCGCAACCTTATCCTTGACCGTAGTAACGCTATCAACCAGGTTTTGAGCCGTCGTCTGGTCAAATCCATTCTCAATAAGCTCATTTACAATGGATTCCGGGGTAATCTGCACCTCGGCGTCCGGATCTTGGCCCAACATCGCGTCCAAACGCGTGTTAACGTAGTCATACGCGCCCTCGGCAAACGTATTCTCCGTCTCCAAACCAGTGATCTGGTCTCTCAGTGTGGTTTCTGTGGTCCGAATGGTGGTTACATTGCCCACCAACGTCGCTGCGTTGTCCTCGGAGAACCCATTTTCTACCAACTTGGCAATAATATCGTTTTCAGAAAGCTGAACCTCGGCATTTGGGTCCTGATTTGCAATCAGTTCTAGCTGCTCGTTGACAAAACTATACGCCGTCTGCCCAAACAACTGATTTGCGTTGGCTGTACCCAGCGAAGTCTCCGCCGCGGACAGATTTGTACGCATCCCATCAATGTTCGTAACCAGAGCGTTAGCCCCGGCCTCAGAATAACCGTTATCGATTAAATCCGCGACAATATCGTCTAGCGAAGTCTCCGCATCCAACTGTCCGTTGACATAATCGTAAGCCTGTTGGGCAAACTGGGTCAAACCCTCACTCGTCTCAACGTCTGTTTCAAGTCCGCCAATGGTATCACGGTACGTTTGTATGCTATCCACAAGCCCTTGGGCTAAGTCTGTCGGGAAGTTGTTTTCTCCCAACAACTCGACGATTTCGGCTGGGGTTTTACCAGCGTCTAGCTGCGCATTAACCAGCGCATACGCGTTTTGAGAGAACGACACGTCCGTAACCAGCGCAGCCTTGTCGTTGAATACCCCTTGGATGTCATCGAGCAACGTGTTCGCCGTCGCATCCGTGTACCCATTGTCCTTTAACTCTGCAAAGATTTCTTCTCTGGTTGCGTTCTCCGCTAGTCTAGTCTCTACATAGTTGTATGCCCCTTGCGCAAAACCTTTTTCGCTGCGCAACTGAGCATCCGTATCGCGGATCTGCTGTACCGTATCAACCAAAGATGCCGCCGAAGCACTGTCAAACCCATTCTCAACCAGATTATTAATAATATCCTGACGATCCGTCTCACTCGCAAGCGCATCGTTTACTACGCCATACGCCCCTTCAGCAAAGTCCCGCTCTCCAGTAAGCGTATCAACGTCTGTCTCAAGACCCGTAATGTCCGTTTCCAAGCCGCCAATCGTCTCACGGAACCCAGAAATCGAGTCATACAACTTAGCCGCTTCAGTTTGACTAAACCCGCCCTCCGATTTCAACGTGTTGATAATCTCATTGCGGCTCTTGTCCGCATCTAACTGGCTGTTTACCCAGTTCGCCGCATCTTGAGCCGTGTCAAGCTGACCCTCGAGCACCTCAATCGTGCCACCAAGGTCATCAATCTCGCCCTCAAACGCGTCCAAGATCCCAGCATCAAAGCCATCGGCACTCGCAATAGACAGCTTCTTATAGAACTCATTGAACTCGTTGGTCGTAATTCCAAAATCAGCCTCAATCTGCTTGATCGTATCGAAGTCCACCCGACCGTTCATCAAGTAGTTATCAAGAATAGCCTGTTTCCAAGGCTGGTTAACAGCAACCATTTCTTTGTAATAATCCCCGAACTCCGTAATCGGCACACCATACTGGTCCGCGATCCGTTGAGCCTCGTCCAAACTAATACCACCCATCGTGGCATACATCTGGTCCATCTCGTTCTTCCACTCAGGACGAG